CGTACAGTCGCTCCAACAGGAGCCTTGCGTTGCTCCTCACGTGGGGTACCCCTCGTGAGGCTCAGGCCACATCTCATTATGAAATGCGGTCGCCGCTTCATACCCGTTTGGGAATGAGCGGAAAATACTGCCGTCGGTCAACGTCTGACCGAGTCGTCTTGCGACGATATTGGCGAAATGGAGGATCACCTTAGTTAAGGGATCCCCCATGAGCACGCCACGATTTAACGTGACGCGCCTCAGGTCATCTTCAACCGGATGGCCTATTTTACTCAGCGGCCCAGTGGCACTGAAGTAAACTTGTCGTGGCTGGAAACATACAGCCATAACAATTCCTCGGAGTATGGGAGGAATCCCACACTTCCGCATCCATTTCGCACCTACGATGCGAGAGAATGTATGTATCATTCGGTCTGTTGCCTCCTGATAGTCCGTACTTGAAAAGAATACGTCTTCCCAAGTCTGTATTCTAGAGATATGATCCACGTATGGATCATCCTCTCTTAACTTCCTATCCTCAGTGAATAGGAGGTCGTACATCTCTCCCGAGAACATGTCTCGGAAGAGGTTCCATCCGTGATGGGATTTTCCCATCCCGGATTCAGAGCTCTTCATACCCTTCTTTAAGGGGTGAGAGCATATTTTGGAGACCGTGTCTAGCACGATCTTCAATGCCGCGTGTCCTTTCGTAACGACACGTGCTTTTGCTGGTTCCCTCACAACGGTGAGAGAAACCTTGCGGAGTTCTTCTGGCGGGGTCAGGAGAACTTCTTCTAGACACACCCAAAATACGGCTGTGCCTACTGACTCGAAATGGTCCTTATGGATCCATTCTGAGATATCACCTGTTTCCAGATTTCTGACTGGAACCAGTTTATCGGCATTGTACCTTGACATTAGGTCAAGGACTGCCTGGGCTGTACCGCCCTCGGATCTTGTGTGCTCCCAGCACGCAGATCCTGTGACCGTGACTCTGGCCTTTGTCGAGAGTCCGGTAAATACGTGATCGGGGATTCCCCCGATCAGGTCGTCCATCACCGCCGATATAAGTCGGCGCTGAGTATCGGTAATCGTCGGCGGTGGCTCAGCCACCGACCGAAGAAACTTCACCTTTGATCGCATGACGACCAAAGGTGGCGGTGTCCCAGACCCTCGGGTCTGGGACAACGTCCCCATGAGGTATAACCTCTGGAAACCACGGGTACGTATGGCCTTTTTCCATACGCTTCCCAGGAGGCAGGATATCCATCGGGGTATCGCCTCTTCCTCAAAGTGAG